AGCGTTTATACGTGTGTTCGCTATATTTGGGGATAACGCATTAACCCGTTGGTCGGCTATTGTAGATATACTTCCTTCCACATCCCCTATTTCTTCATATATTTTGGATAATGTGATAGAATCTAAACCAGCCGGTCGACTGATATCGCTACGGGATTGTGTACCACCACTTACGGCGTTTCCGATCGTGATTTTTGAACCACCTAATATTCTTGGGTCCTTTTCAGTTTTTTCAATCCTGCTTGTTATTAAATCACGCCCAGGTAATCGAATATAAACGATATCCCCTACATTGTAGGGGATATTCCCTCCGGGGAGTTCTTGTAAATCATGAACATCTGCCTCAATTTCTACTATTGGGTCCTTCTTATCCATCAATTTAAGAGCGCACAAATTATATATTACGTATTTATTCGTTTCTGATGTTTCCACTGTTCCTTGTTTACGGTGATAATGAATTCCAACTGAGCTTCCTTCTGGGGATTCTTTAAACCATATATCATTATAATTGGAAGAAACACCACTTGTAAGATAAACTTCATAACTTCCGGCGTTTTTCACAAAGGGTGCATTCCAATTGGCAACAACCGTTTCGGTTCCGTCTTGACCTTTTTCAATAATCATTGGGATAGATTGACCGACGCTTACAGATAAAGCTTTATAATCACTTAGAATTTGACTTGTTTTTACAGTAGGTTCAGTTGCACCACTGCTTTCGGTTCCTTTGATTATAGGTACGATAGATCGGTAAGTGTCATCTTCGTTGATAGATAGTTCGATTTTATCGGTGTTTTCTCCAACTTCAATTGGTACGGTGTGTTCTACACCTATACTTTGTTTAAAATCAAGATACCGGTGAATGACATTACTACTTTCGTCTTTTTCATACCTGGTAACAAAAACGTTTTTGGTTTCTTCTTCTATTAATCTAAGTAGCATCATTCGGGTTAAAGTACCCGTGAAAGTGATTGTATTTTTCCCAATTGGCGCCTCATAGGTTCCTATAGTGAAGAAACTCCCAAACCAAGTGTTTAGATTGGTCGTGTTCACTGTAACTGGTGATGTAGAAGAACGTTCAATCACCCCTGCATCATTTAATTCCACCAAAACTTCTTCGGCGTTCATTGTAACGTTATCTAAATCCCTTTCTTTTTCTGAGTTAAGAATGTAAAGACAACCGTCGCCGTCCATAGTTTTATTTCGCCAAATTTTATTTCCATGTTTTAGTAAAGTATCGTAGTCATAGTCACTATCATCATTTATGGGGTGGGATATTATCAATTGCTTTAATCCTTGATAACTGTTTATCTCATTTATATCCACTAAATCGGGGTTTAGGAAGCCCAGAACTTTTTCTTTAGGTGATAACACAAGAAGCTGTAGTTCCATTAAACGGCCTCCTTATAGGTTACTTTTTGGATTACACAACCATTACTTCCGGTAAAGTCGTAATTGGTTTTAATTTTAAACCAATAGCTGTCAAAACTAATATTTGTAACGTAATCGTTACTGTCGGTGTCAAGGATTGTTCGTTTTTGTGTATCTATTGTTAAAACGGTACCTGCCGGGAATTGGTGTTGTATATTTAAAAATTGTCCTGTAACCGATTCGTTGATATAAACTTCAGAAGCTCCGGTACATAGCACTTGTAATACCGGACGAACTGGGATTAAACTATTGCTGCGCCCAATATTTCCGGTAGTTTTTGTTTGAGTCCATCCTACACCTTCTGGAACAAGGAATTTAGTGGTACATTCATATTCCCCGATATCGAAGCTTGGAGTTACTGTGTCATTCATTATAACATTATATTCACGATCTGAATCCCAATCAAAGATCATGGCCTTTGGGATGGGTTTTTGGTTTTGGTCACGATCGTTGGTCATCCAAGCGGTTATTTCTTTTAGTTTTTGGTTTGCATCATTTAGACCGTTGGCTACAATCTGGAATTTGATTTTAAACTCTTTTGATGTAACCGTACTGCTTGTTATGATTTCCCCGTCACGTCTATTTAATTTGAAGCTTTGTAGGTCGGCGTTTAATCCATCGGGTTTTTCCCATCCTTTCGATAAGAAGATATGATATTCCCGACTATGAACACCGTCTAACCGGTATCCAGGGTTTCCGGCGGTTTCATCGTATATATAATAAATAGTAATAGCTATATTCCTTACTTCTACAGGGAGTTGAGAAGCGCCGATATTAGTTAAATAGAAAATAAAGGTTAAATCTGATAGATTTATTTGATTTAAACCCCATTTATCGCGTTCACCACCCAAGGTAAAGGTTTCATTGTCGGCGGGTACAACAATCGATTTATTTGATTCTTCGTTTCCGTGAACTAATGTACTATTTACAATAACTTCACCGGCGGTGATTATGTCTCCATTAATTTCAATTCCCTTGATTATTATTTCTTCGTCTTCTTCAAAACCACTCCAATTAAGATTAGAATTAAGATTAGGGAATAAATATTTTCCACTGCCCTTAAGTGGCTCTAAGGTGATTTCTGAATAAAAACCGTCAAGAATTAAATAATCGGGGTTAGTAAATAAGGAAGTTGGTGTTTCATAATCCGTTCTTAATATTTCGGGGTATAATCCACCAATTTTAATTATGGGTTTGTCAACAAATATTTCGTTTGGAACAGCTTCTGATTGTGATAATTGCGCAACCATAAACGTACAACCAGTGGTATCAGGGTGACTAAAAATACCATTAACACTAATTATTCCCCCGCTAGGCGCGGCTGGAACGTTCACGACGAAAGAGTCAAGTGTAGTATAATCACTCTTCTTCCCCAATAGGTACAATCTAAACGGTGATATACTTGTATAATTTGTTATAAGGGTTCTTTCATCACCGGCAACCGCTGGTAACATTTCATTTTCATTTGTAAGGAAACGTATACGTTCTTGTTCTACTGAACCCGGGAAGGTGATTTTAAATGATTTTTCACCTTCAATTGCCCACTCTGTGCTTGATTCGACAGTAGCGCCGCTTTGTTGTGAAGTACCCGTTGTATCCCCGAAATAATCAGAACCAGTAGCTATGTTTAAGTCGATATCATTTCTATTTAGAAGGTTTTCCCGGTCCTCCCGTATGTGGTATAATGCAAAACCGCCGACTTCGTGGTTGGCATTTGCGGGGTTTACTTCTAACCATTGACCGTAAACACGAATTTTAATTGGTGCATTGCTATTATAAATAAATGTAGTTGATATTCGGGATGGTGTGTTTATCTCTGTTGCTTTATCGCTTACATATTCGTTTTCACCGTTAATTACGGAAATTGTGAAGTTCTTATCACCAGGATAGATATAAGTAAGCACGGTATCGTTTACAACACTCCAACAGCTTAAAGTATAGATCCCCCCGTCTTCCATGTATGTTAAAACATCTTCTGGTAGGTCGTGCTCGGTAGAATAAGGTACGGTTACATTTGCGGGGAAAATAGTAATGCGTTTTGTAAACGATACACTACCAACACTAATAACTTGATTTACAATACTCGTAGTTACTCCCTGCCATGTAAAAGTCATACTAGCAGTTCGGTTAGTAAATGAAGCATTCCAAATACCGGTTCCACTGTTATAGGAACCATTACCGCTTGCGGAAACATAAGACATATTTTGGGGTACGGGTACACTTACATTTACACTTGAAATAGCGCTTGTGTTAACATTCACTGTTATTGTATAGGTCAAGTTGTGCGTTTCCGTAACGCTTTCATTAACGTTAGCGGAAGTGATGGTGTATGTAGGAGGTAAAATAGTTGTAGTTTTAGAGATCGACGTAGTAAAGCCATCAACAGAAGCGTTTATTGTTTTATTTCCACTCGTTGTTGAATTTAATTCAAGGGTAAGGACGGCTTTTTTGTTGCTGTCTAAAACCGCAGTCCATTTTCCGGTTCCTGTGCTATATGTACCGTTTCCAGATTGACTTGCTAAGGATAAACCCGCCGGTATACTAATTGAAACGGGGATATTTACTCCTTCGTGGCAATTATTTGTATTTTGGAGTGTTAATTGGTATGTAACTTGATTTCCAACAACTACACCACTTGTAAGGGTTGCCGTTAAACTATATGTAGGGTCTGTATAATCTACGATTAATCTAACGTAATCAAGGTACATCTTCCCAGAATAAGAAGCCGTGTTAGTCGCCGGGTTGAAATAGACACCAAAACCAGAGTCTTCTATATTTGCACGTTTTACGTTTGGTATATCGGATGAACGGGTAAAAGTTAAGGTTTTCTGGGTTCTGCTTGTAGGAACGTTACCGCTACTTGTTTTAGTAACATTAGAACCGTTATTAGCTTTTAAAAGAGTTATTCCTCTACTTGGAACCGTTGGAACGCTTGAAGTACCACTGTCACTATTTCGGATATATTCTTCCCAATCTAGTACAACACTGTTTATTTTTGCGTTATCTTTAAGGTCAAAACCAAAATTGGTTGCATAAACACCATTTGCCTTTCCTTTTTTTATTACCTGATAATAGGCGGTTACTTGTACAAAGTAAACACCTGCGTTCGTCCCCATACTTTTAATTCTAAGGCGAACATCTAAACTGCTGTATTCACTTCTATTTGCAGGCATTCCCCAACTATCATTGGTATAATTAAAACTAACCGTTCCTTTTGAAGATGGTGTTGTGGTTGTTTTTGCATTTGAAGTTGTAGACGAACCTAATAATTGACATTCGATTGTACGACCATATCCTTGTCCATTACAAACAACATCAACTTTAATTGATGTAATTTCGAGCCCTGAAGTTGTTGGAATATCAAAAGTCATTCCACCCAAATTAAGGTATCTACTCCAGCCACCACCACCGGAATAAACATCAGCATAATAATCTGTACTTCCGTCAGCAGCCGCGCCTGGGTTGTACCAATTCGCACCACTACCCGAAGTTGAAGCCGTTGTGGGGTCGTCTACCCTATTACCACTTGAAGTGACGGTGTTTGTAACGTTACATTGAGCGTCGACATTATCGTTTGCTTTTATATTGTTTAAACTACTCCAACTTGATTCGTGGTCTTCTAAGTTGGAATCGTTAATAACCGTATTAGGGTATTTTGTTATTGTTGCCATTGTCTATCAACGCTCCTTTATGCCTGATAATTAACCCGAATAAAGTTAATTGATTGTCCTGCCATTTCACGGGTAGTACCCGCAACTACTGTTGAATGGTTTCCCGTCCATCCTTCTAAATCAGTTAAATTCCCTAATATCACACCGATTAAGTTTCCAATTACGCTCCATTCGGTGGGGTTATTCGTAAAACTATCCATGATTAATCACTGTCCTATTGCTCTTCCATTACGTCGCTGTGTTTTCTTTATTTCCATATTCAAACGGTCTTGAAAACCCCTGTCTTTAACTAACTTCCTTATAAGCTCGCTATCTGTGATGGTGTCTTTTAATATACTTATTACAGATTTTTCGTCTATTCCTTCGGGTAAACCGTCTAATTTAATGTTTAAATTTAAATCGATTGTTTCTTGAACCACTAATGGTTCGGAAGTTTCCATTGTGGTTGTTGGTGTTGAAGATGTGAATTTAGAAGGACCGGCGCTTCGTACTTTTGGACTACTCCAACCGTAACCGCCTTGATACGCCGTTGTATCGAAGGTTTTACCATTAATTACCGCCCATACGTGTCCTACGTCGCCCCAGGTACCATGAGCCATGTACCCTGAAAGTCCAAAGGCATTTGCAAGCGCTAACATGATAAGGGCGCCATCATAACAGTTGAATGCGCCTGAAGCGGCCGCAGCATACGGACTACCGTATCTGCTGTTAAAGTAGAAGTCGTATCTTGTACCACCGATTAATTTTCGGGCTACAGCGTCAAATGCGGACATATTTCCGCGAATAGGCATTGTACTGTTTTGGAAATCGTTGACGGTTAATCCCATATTTCCAAGGTCGCCGAAGTGTGGTTTATATCCCCGGACGTACTGCATAATCGTGTTATACCAAGGGTTAGAATAATCCCATCCACCAGCATAGAAACAATCATTTAAACTCCTACAAGGGATTCCCGGCGCTTCATTTAAACGTCTTATTTGGTCACTTGAAGGGCCTCTTGGTGATGGACCAGCAAATTTACCCCTTGAAATAGATGGTGAGCCGCCTGCGTATCGTCCAACTGGTGCTTTACCGCTGTTTTTGTATCGGTAAGGCATTGGACCCGCTAAAAATAAGATAGGATTTTGTATTCTTCTATAAAAAGTACCGATATTACTTGATAAATGGCTTATTTGTCCTTCAACTTTAGTTTTAACGTTTGATGCAGCGTTTACTAAACTATCTCGCATATTATTCCATGAACCTTTAACTTGACCCATAGAATCGTTTGTTTTAGTCTGTAAGTTGGTTAGCGTGGTTTTTGTGGTGCTAAGGATGGTCGCATATTTCGACTTGTTGTCATTGGTGATATTCGTAAGTGTTGTGCTCATATTCCGCTGGATAGTGTTATATTTGGTACGGTTATCTGTCACCAGAGCTGTCATGGTCGTTGCGGTATTTCGCTGGATTGTACCGTAACCGGTACGATTATTTGCCACTATTTGGTTTAAAATAGTGGACATACTATTTTTGATAGTATTAAAACCGGTTTGTGTAGCTGTAGTCATGTTATTCCATGACGATCCAACATTTTGCTCCATAGCACCGTATTGTGAATTTGCAAACGCAACGGTGCTAGCGATAACCCCTTGAGCTTCTTCATTACCACCAACAAAACCAGCGGTATTTAATCCAATAGTTGCGGTTGTAGATTGAGAAGTAGGAGCTACAGATAAGTTACTTAAAGTTGGCGTTATAAGATTGTCAAAGACATTTCCAGTAGTACCATTTATCCCTTCACTAAACGCCGTTCCAAGTGATTCACCAAATTCATACATATTTCTTTCGGTGATTTCTGAAAGTGGCCCTGTTTTGGGTGGTGAATGTGGGAAAAGACTGGATATCTGGTTTAAAGCACCACGAAGACCAGGAATCGCATCGATTATTGAGTCTATGAAGCGTTGTACGGCGTTTCGACCCCATTCGTACATTTTACCTGGTAAACTAACCAGTTCAGCACGAATAGCGTTAATAATATTTTGTCCAGCTTGTTTCGCCCGGTTGTATGCGTTTGTTGCGAATTGAATGATTTTTTGTATCGTATTTAATAACCAAGTCCACGCTTTGCCGGGAAGGGTTTTAATAAAGTCTATAACGCTATTTACGAAGTTTGTACCAGCATCTTTCGCCCGGGCTATCATCTGGTTTCTCCAAGTTAAAACCCTTGTAACGACAATGACAAGGAAATTCCAGATTTTACCGGGTAATTGTTTTATCCATATAACAATACCATTTAAGAAGTCTTGCGCTGCTTTAACTCCTTTTTGCACTAATTCAATAGCAAATTTACCAATATTGTTGATTATCGATGTTATAACAGTGAAGAACAATGTTCCAACGGCGTTCCATATTCTATTTAATGCCTCGCCCGCTGTGATGTTTCCGCTAATTAGATCAGCTAAAATAGTGATTATTTCGGCGATAAATGTGATGATTCCACTAAGAATACCAAAGACGGTTTGAAGTGCTGCGCCAAAGAATTCTTGAATTATTCCAGCAACTGTCATTATAGCCGGACCGAAGGTATCCCAAAGAATATTTGCTACCTGGACAATGACATTATAAATTTGTTGTAGTATGCCCCAAATTTGACCGAAAATATCAGTTGCACCACTTGAAGCGCCTCCACTTAAAGCAGCCCATAATTCACCAAAGGCATCAGCGACGGGTTGTAATGTTTTCATCAACCAATCTAGACCTTCTTTTAGTCTTCCGCCAATAGCAGCGCCTAATTTACCAAGAGCTTCACCAATCGGTGCTAAAGCGGTTGTTAAAGCATTCCAAGCAGAAACAAGACCGCCATAAATATAAGCGCCAAGTTCTTTTAATTTATCAAAGAAACCATTAATAGCGTTGCGAACGGTTTCATTTGTATTGTATAAATGCCATAATATCGCTACTAAAGCGATTATAGCTATTACAACCCATGTTATAGGGTTAGCTAAAAGTGCTGCCGTCATAGCCCAAATAGAACTAGTCGCAGCACCAGTCGCAACAGCACCAGCTAAATCAGCGGCTCTTTTAGCAATCATTGCTGCTGTAGCCCTTGTTGTTGCAATTACACTTCCGCTTGTTGCGAACTCGTATACTTTCATTGCTGCTGTTGAAATATACGTAGCAGCGGATTGTGCTCTTAATGATGCCGTGTTCAACCATCTTGCGGCTGTATCCTTAACAGATGAAAGAGTGACCGCTCCTTGTGCGGGAGGGATAATTTGAAGGAACATCAAGAAGGATTTAAAGCTACCGATAACTGCACCTAGTACTGGTAATGCCATTGCAAAAGCTGCAATTAAAGCACCGATGACTATAACAAGTTTGAATACCCAGGGATTAGTTTCTTTTAAATATAGTCCAAATTCTAAAAGCATTTTTATAATAGGGAGGAATGCCTCACCGATTTGTCTTCCAGCCGTACTAAATGCCTTTTTGACAAGAGCTATTTGTCCAGGAGTACTTTCAAGCATCCCCTGCATATCCCCTCCGTTTTGAAGAACTTTTTGAAGGGCAGTATTATATCCTTCAACATCAGTTGCTGCTCCAGACCAACCGGCGTCAATAAGGGATTGTCTAGTAATTCCGAAATTGCTTTTAAGCATATCGAACTCACCGTTAAGCCCACGGTAAGCTGCGACCATTAATTCAGAAGCTTCTTGACCACTTTTACCCATTAGGATTGCACGTTGACCGATATCATTTACGGTCGGTGATATAAGCTTTAATTGTTCATTTGTCATCCCAGTGGACATCTTAATCTTAGACATCGCTGTACCTAAGTCATTAAGACTAACCAGGGATGAGTTGGTCATTGTATCCAATGAACCGATAAAGTCGACCGCTGCATCTTTTGAGCCCATTGTTGCGGTCATGAGGGCTGTCATTTGTTCACGGGTCATTGCTAACCCGACGGTAGCTTCATATATACTACCTAAACCAATAGCACCAAATACACTTGTAACAGCCGTTCCAAGTTCACCCATCCTGTTCGAGAGACTTTCTACCTTGGTTTTTGCGGCGTCAAGTGCACTGGCGAATCCTGTTCTTATTTTATTGACTACTTCTGTAACTTTGGTTTTAACCGTGTTAAAACCAGAAATAAGCTTTTGTCCGACAGTCGTACTTGCTATCTTCTGTTTGAGCGATTCTACCCCAGAAGTAACGCTACTAACTGCATTTTTAACTTTATTATATCCTGCTTGGATGGTCTGACCCATCCTGGTGCCAGCTATTCCCATCCGGTCAAGTAAACCCTGTGATTTACTTAAACCTTGTAAATATTCTTGCTGTTTTGCGGTTAATTGAGCGTATACGCTCATTCCATTTGAACCGGCTTTTTGAATACTTACGGTGAATCGGTCTCCTGCCTGCCTTGCTCTTTCCATAGCCGAAGCGATTTTATCTCCTTGACCTTGGAAGGCACTTCCAACTTTTTTGGCAACTTCTGACGCTTTATCTTGAGCCCTTATTATGATAGTCATTAATGCAGACATTTAAGAACCAATCCTCTATTTTTCTACCTTATTCATCTCATTATACAGTTCCAAATGACCTTTACTCAAAAAATAAGCTTGGACAACGGTTAGATCATTTTGGGATTTGGCTATCTTATAGCCATTAAAATCAAGCCAAATTATTTCTTTTCCTTCATCAGTCTTGACGAAAGTCGTCTATTTCTTTTTCCTCTACGTCTATTCCAGATATCCTTTGTACGGCTTTGAATAATTCTTCAAAGACCTTATTAGGTAAGTTTTGGACATCTTTTTTAGACCATTGGTCAGCTTCGTCGTGACCGTTGTTTAGAGATAACATGATAGCGTGTGTTTTTCCTTCAAAAGCAGCAGCGGTTGATTTTTCTAAATCTACAATACCTTTGGTAGAGATTTCACTATCTCCGCCTTTTTGTTGCCTCATTCCATTACGGTTTGCCCTTTCGCTGGTTTCGAATTTACCGTACGCTTTGGCTTCTATTTTATCTACTTCATTTATCTCTTTTTTAGAGAGGGGTCTCATTGGGATTTCGTCTTCTAATGCTTCAATGTAGACTAATTGTGGGGAGTCTACGCCACTAAGTATATCTTCTTTTCGTATAACCATGTTAATCAACTCTCCTTTATGGAAATTTTAAAAATACTATGGAGAATATTCTAAAACAAAAATGAACATTCTAAAAAAAAGTAGTTTAATTAAGGTCCTTGCATTACCACTCCACCAGGTACAAGTTCAGGAATTTCATTCTCGAGTTTGCAATATACGGAAGTGATAATTTCTGTTACCCCGTCATTTAACTCAACAGGTGTAGTAGCTAATGATTCAAGGGATATTTTTAATTTTATCGCATCTGAACCACTTGCTGAATATTCTACTTTTGCTAAGTTGTCAGGGAAACTAATGGTAAGTTTTTCATCGACGCTTGGATCGCAAGGTTCTAAAACTAATTCAATTGGCACGGTTGTCATTTTACAACCAGATGGTTGTGTAGCACCTTGTTCACCGTATTCGAACATTTCTAGATATTTGAGGGTTTCTGGTTCTAATGAAACTTCAAATTCAAGGGTGTTGGTTCTTTTACCGGCAGATGGTTTTCTAACCATAAATCTGCTACCAATTCCAGCAGCATCATCGGTTTTGATGTCGTTTGATACTTCCCATTTAAGAGAACTTACAATACCCGGGGGTACCTCTCCGCCAAATTGCATTGAGACCTCATAAAACGTAAGGGGTACAACGCCGACTAATGTTTTAAGGGTTGTTGGTTCGGGTACGCCGTTGGTCTTACTATCTTTACTACCGACTGTTTTGACTGCTAATTCAATAAATTCGTTAGATACTTCTAAACTAACGCTTTGAATTAATGCGCCAGCCACTTTTTTAACGAATAAATCGAAGTGTCCAAATAGTGTGAATGAAGGTAATAGAAGGTCTTCACTTCCCCAAATTTCGTGAACGTTTGGGTCTTCACCGACACCTGCGGTGTATTCGTATCCACCAAGAACACCTTTAAGGAAATGTCCTATGGTTTTTAAATCTGTTAACCCGCTAAATTCCGGCTGTGGGATATAAGGACCAGGTCTTACTAAAGTTAAATCCCTACTTAATCCTGATTCAAATTTTAACGGATCGCCCTCTATTGCTATACTAGAATCACTTACTTCCATGTGAAAATCGGGATTAGCAATAGGGGTTGCGTATGTTACTTCTTCTGCGAGTCCTACGACTCTTTGTAATTTCATTGTCATAAAAAATCAACCTCTTGCGGTTTTTAATTAAAATTCTAAAGTTTAGTGCAGTGCATCCAAGAAATCGGGTACACAAATTCAAAAATAATAGCAGCGACTGGTACGCTATCGTTTTTTCCGGGGATTTCTATTCTTCCGTCCGGGATAAGTTGACTAAAGCGTACAAGTTGGAACATATGGTCTGGGTCGTCTGGTTGTGATTTCACTTCATTGAAATTATTGATAATCGACGCTCCAACCCTTGTTGCGAGGTTTTTCGCTTTATAGGCCGCTTGTTCGGGGTCGTCATCGTATTCTACACAAACAAATTCAAAAATAGTCACCATAAATTGCGTATGGCTTAAATTGATGCTTTTACCGTCTTCGACGAAAGTTGGATGTTCATGAATCCAAACCCCAGGCGTGTCCAATGTTTGGTCGCTTTTAATGGTCGGAATAATAGACTTCACATCTTCCAACAAACCACCCTCAACGTTTTCCGCTTCCAAATAAGCTTTGACAACACGGGCGGGTGCTGAAAGTCCTTCTTGTAGTGGTAAACCGCTCATTCACTCAACGCTCCTTGGAATTCTAACATTGCACGAATAACAAATTCGTCACTTCGTCTTTCTGTTTGTGTAATCGACTTTTCAACGAATTTTCGGGGCTTTTGTCCACGAATCCAAGGAACCACGACTTTCTTCCCTTTATAATTAAAAGCAAGGAATTTTTTGGTCTTTGGATAAATCTTGCGACCACGAGGGCCGTAGATACCAGTACCATAATTAACAAAAGGCGTATAAATGGCTGAACTGAACACTTTACTTTGAAACTTCGGCATTGCAGAGGAGATAAACCAAGAACCCTGCATTTTACCGTCATCGACGGGGCTGTTTCGTTGTAAATTACCCTTCAATTCGATAGCAGACAAATCAATAGCTCTCTGCATTACTCTTTGTGTTACGCCACGGGGTTCGTCTTTTTTGAGGTTAATTGTGACGGAAAGGTTCGTTGCCATGATTAATCCCCGGTAATGGCGAAAAAGTCGATAGAATCAGATACGTTGGATTTTTCCACCCGAAAAGGTTTCAAATCCTCTTTTAAGTCGTTTGGAAATATGGCAACCGTTGGCACTTGGACGTTCCAATCATTTACTTTAGTTAAGGGTGTGTCTTTACGTGTTTGAGAGAAAGCGACCATGTTTGCGGTTATAATAGCGCAAACCATACTTACAACACCCGGGATGTTAGGATCAAAAGTAGTACGACAAAAGGAATCAATAAGACTTTCAGAATATCTTATCCATTGGGTTAAGATTTCATCGAGTCCTTCTTCGTCTTCTTGAGATAAACGAAGATGTTGAGGTTTAACACCCGAAAGCCGTTTAACTTCGGCAGTTGTGCAATAGGTCATTACTTATCCCCCTAAAAAGTTAAAGGATAGGTGATTATCCTTCTGGCTCTTCAAGTTGTGGGTAAGCAGCTACGTTTGCTAATTCATTTGTGAAGTGTACATCCCCTCTCATGGTTACAACGTATTTAGTGAGTTCTTTTTCTGCGTCTCTTGCTGGTTCAACACCTATTTGGCGGAATATACCAAATACAAGGTTTGCAGGGTCAGAAAGCATTGCGGGTTTTACGTCGATTGCAGGAGTTTCTCCAGCACCAAGTAGTGCTTGAGCGGTAGCATCATCAAGTGCAGGTACGTGTACAACAGGTATTCCTTCGTAAGCTAATTGGCCGTATCCAGTAATGTTAGTATCACCAAGAGGTGTTCCTCTTTCTTTTAATACGTCTCTGTATGCTTTTTCGTAGTCGTAAGGAACGTAGAATCTTAACATTCCCCTGTTTTTGATATATTTTTTAGGGAGAGCTTCGATCATGTCGTCGAATAGTTTTTCAACACCGTCGGTTGCTATATCAACATCGTAGACGTTTTGTCCTGATTTTTTCAGGAACCCGTCGGTTGTGGAAAGTAAGTCGTCGGTGGAGAAATTAATGGTTGTATCACCGAATAAGGACCATACTTCCATATCATATCCGATTTGTCCACTTATTAGTTCTAAAAGGGTGTTAGCGAATGCTTTTCCTTCTATGTTGTCTTCTAGAGCGTCATCTTCGATTTCCGCTTGGGTTTTAAGTTTTTGTGCAACTAATTGGTTCTGGAAAGTATCCCAACCGGCTGCATCGACCGCTCTTGTTGCACCAGCAGCGGTATAACCAGAATGAAGTATTCTACCGTCGATTGCTACTCTATCAAGGTTTTTAGTATGGCTTCTCATTGTTACAACGGAAGCTTCTTTTAAAATTACCTGTTCTTCGATTATTTCACGAATAAATTTGCCTGCCTGTTCAGGGTTCAAGATTGCTTTATCAAATAGAGCAACTGAACCTACAGCGGCTTTTCTTGCTATTATATCTTCTAATGATTGATGGTTGGACATAATTTATTCCTCCTTCTTAAGGGGTCGTCCTCTAGCGTCTCGACCCATATAAAATTCCATAGATTTAAATGCCGGCTCTTCTTTACCGTCATCGTGGTTTTTAATGGCTTTACTACCATTGGTTTCTTTGTCAGCGTCCTGTTCTTCGGACTTTTCGACTTTTTCTTTGTCTTCTTCAGATTTTTCCACTTCTTCAGCTTCAGGGGTTTCTTCAACCTCTTCTGCCTTAATGGCTTCAATAACCTGTTCAACTAATCCTTTCCCAAATTCTTCGAGGTCAGATTTAGTAACGAAGTCTTTTTCACTTTTTTCAGTCATGATATCTTCTCCAATCGCTTGAGATTGACCTAAAAGGTTATTAATCGTGTCAATTGCCTCTTTAGCTGCGTCTCGAGCTTTTTCTAAAATAGTCTTATTCTCTTTCGAGATAGATCGCCTTTCTTTCACCGCAGCGTCCGATTTAGTGCTACAACTGTTGTTAACGCAAGGAAACTCCGTTAAACTCAAAGTATAGGCCACAGGGTCTTCTAAATCTTTGATTAAAACCCTACCCTTTTCTGCTATCAATTTTTCAGCAGATTCTTTGGGTAATGCAGTTACAGAATAAGCTACCTTCCCCTCTTCGGCTTTAGCCATTATTTCGGGGTCGGTTATGCGGGTTTTAACAATCCAAGTACCTTTCGGATATTCACGCTCTACACCGTCGATTGACTTCATAATCATCGGAGCGGGTAACAAATAGGATTCCAAAGGTGTTCCGATTTCTTCCTTAGTCTGGAAGTATTCGTGCTCTTTATCGACAATGCGATAGTTTTCGATGTATTCATGAGCCATTTTAGCGACTTCTTGCTCAGTTAATATCTTTTCGCCGTTAGCATAATCGCAGTCAGGTTCACCGGGAATTAAAGCGGTTCCAGTAAAAAGTACGTGGTCTTTAGCTTTTTCTACGATGAAAGCTGGCGCTAATTGTTTAGCACTCAATTTTATTGCCTCCAAAAATAGTAGCAGGTTAGTACCTGCAATCATTCAAAAAATAAAAAAAATAAGTGTACGGGTTAGACAACCTAACCAACACAATTTTGTTAGGAATATAGCTTTTCAGAAAGCTTCCTATTCATCCATTTGAACTTATCCAAATCTTGCTGTAGTTTTAAGTTCTTGTAAGTAACGCAAACAAGCAAGAAAAGAAGAAATCCAGTTATAAAATAAAGTATCATCTTGAAATTCACAGGTGATTCAAATAATCCATAAAGATATAAAGGTCGAAAAAATTAGAATAAAATATCAAAGTATTAGGGGATAAAATGATTAAAGACGATTTAAAGGAAATAAACAATTTACGATTGGAATATAACGAGAAATTAGATGAATTGAGCCATAAAATTGAAGATTCGGTTGAGAGATTAGGATACTTTAGCTTAGAAATAGATGAAGAATATTCGTTGATTGTTTTAACCGCTAACGGTGAACTTGATATTCCTAACCTTGAAAAATTAAATGAGATTATGGAAACAACCGGTAAAGTTCAATCTATAGAAAAGGGCAAACTTAGAATAACTTTTAAATATTAGATTTCAAGTTTTGAAATATCAAAAGAAGGAATTCTTATAATATCAGATTCACGGAATGTAGACATCCCAGGTGGTGCCATAAATCCAAGTGGCATTAAATAAGGAACAGTAGTACACCGGCAGTGAATCCATTCTTTTATAGGTCCATTACGATCTCCCGGAAATAATAGACCGTTGGAGAATTTAGTACCAACCTTAACGATTTGACCGTGGATTTCCTTATGTGAAGTACGAACCCTGGCGTCTTGACCAGTCCACCATTGGTGATAGTTAATGTCGTAATCAAAATAAGTTTGATAGTTACCAACGTTTTGTGCACTGTTTATCTCGGTTCGAGCTATCCTTCTTGTTTCATAATCATTAAGTGTTGCGAACTCTTTCTTTAAACGCCGTGCAGCGTCTTGTATTCCAATACCTTCTTGATAGCTCTGTGAAATAATGGACATGATGTTGTCTCTAACACGTGCCATTGTTCGAGCAGATGCGACGAAAGTTTGGCGTGTAAGGTTGTCATAAATGGCTTGACTAAAATCAAATAAACGGTATTGGTTCGGCTTATCTACTTGTAAGTTTATAAGGTCAAGCGTGTTTCTTCGACCCCTTCTAAATGCCTCGATATCATGGTAAAGAATAGTATCGGTATATTGCTTTTCGATATCGTACCATTTAGAAAGTATTTGGCGGGCTTCAAATTGTAAGATATCGGGGTCGCCATACATACGCAAGAAGCGACGTAACGTATCACGTTCGGCAACGGTGAAGAGTTGTCGAATATCTCGACTAAGGGCTTGCTCAGCGGCTAATCGCAGTTGATATTCTGTTTCTAAGCCGGTCAAAAGCGTTCTTGACTGCCCTACTTTCTTCAGTGCCATCTTCTTCGTCAATGTCATCGAGTCCCTCGCTTAAATCTTCTTCTAAATTATCAAGTACGGTACTTGCACCCGGTGGGTCTATATTCCTGCTTTCAGCCCAGACTTTATCAAGCGGTACACCATTTAAATAATATTCATCAAGATAAGGGTTGTCGTCTTCTTCCAGTCCGAACCGTTCTCCAAAGTATCTTATGACCTGTATTGGTTTCATGGAAGCCATTTTCACTAATGACTCTGCTATTTTGAGGTCGCTAAGCATATCACGAATATCGATTTCGGTTAAAGCAAATTGCCAACCTGAAGCCGGGAACATTTCATTTAAAAGGAGATTTATATCTGATTCATCCCCTTGCTGAAGTGGTTCAATAATACTTGTTTTATATATCTTAGTCGCTTCTTCAGCGATACTTCCACCAAGAGAACCAGTTTCGGCGATACCAATACGATAAGGTGGTACACCATGAGCAACAATAACTTCATCCCTATTATCCTTTCGATAAAGACGGAAAGAAGCTTCTTTAGCTAAAATACTAAGTGGTTTTAATTCCACTTTCACATTACCCTCATCACCTTCTGAAGGTACAAGAATAGTAACAGCGCTATGTGGATTTTTAATAACTTCTTTTAGTTGTTGTGAAATCTTGTAACGAAGCGTCTTGGTTTCATCGTAACCCTCATCGCCGGGCTTTAATTTATAATCTTGGAAATCACCGGTAACGGTCACAGCGAATGCAGGCATTCCATAATTTTTAAAGAAAGAAGTATTATATTCACCTTGAGAAACATCACCATGTACTGCGGAAATAGCAGGTGTTATTTTAGGTAAACCGTAATATTGTGATTTTGGAGTATACTGAACCGTCCAAAGTAATTCATTCGCCCTTTCTTCACGTTTAAGTGAATTATATGGGTATATTTCACCAGTTTTGTAATGGACATCAACAAGTTTACCGTCCATCTTGTTTTTACCGTAAATAACAAACCATACAATCTCGGCCCCTACTTGTTGTTGAACACGGAAGCCGTCACGATGTATTCTTAAATGTTGGCTTGGAATATGGTCGAGACCATTAATAGGAGACTTGCTTTTCCCTTCACGAATTATTTCAACAGCACCATATCCAACAGCCCGTTTATCATAATTCCTTTTATATAATAAATCGTTAATATTAGGGGATATTTTACGAATAAATTGTTCAACCCGTTTCTTAGTTTCAGGTGAACCTTGTTTATCAGTTGTTGAATTAATAGTCCAATTAAGACCGGCAGCATCCCTTGCGACTATATCGGTACATTGGGCGTGGTAAGTGTTTACTTCAAGGAGCTCAAGTAAACCTTCAGGGTCGTATAATGGCGCAAGAAGTAGGTTATAGTCGAAACCTTCACCTTCAATTTGTTTTGAACCATCCTGGGTTTTAATAGAATATTTATCAAGAACACTGGATTCCACCAATCTCCAATTATCGTCGTTCTTTGTTACAATAAAAGCATCACTTTCAGCCATTAGACCACCACCTTTCGTCTTGGTCGTTTCCAGTATCTGGCGCTACCTGTTAATGTGTCCACAATATCGTCTTCACCGCCGTCTTCACCCGTAAAAGCAATAAGTTGATTTATAATCATTTTAATTTCCCTTTCCGTTAGTTTATCAGTATCAAAAAGTAATTTTCCATTTTCAGCAAGGATTTCGAGGTCAAAAGAACGGTCTAACTTGCTATCCTTCACTTTATCTGCCAAAATACGTGGATAATCGTTAAGAATCTCTAGTTGTCGGAATTTCTTAATTAAAAGTTTAGACATCGAACCGGGTTCTTGTTCTACAACTATACGGCAGTCTTTCCCGTCTTTAACCGTCGTAGCTTCGAATCTATTAAGAACCTGACTTGCGGAATATTTGCCGTTTAGTATACCCCTGACGACCAATTTATCATCAAAAAACGCCGTTTTAATCGAAGCGAGGTTATCCCCGTCATCGCCAGACGCAGCAAAATCCCAATAACGCATTTCGTTAGGGTTGTCAGGTAAAGAATCAGATTTAATTAAAATAGAAGGTAAAATATCGCCTTTTTCATTAAGGAACCATTGACGTTTAAATATAGGACCATCCCTTTCCTGGGGATTTCCCTGGTAAATGGCATTAAATAAGAAAGAACCCATTGCTTTTCGTTCGGCTTCGAGCCATTCAATGGGGCGCTGTTCAGCCCATAAAGCTTCACCTTTAGCACGACCCAATAAATCTTCTTCCGGGTCTTCACATATTGCCGGGAAATTCAGGTCAACCCAAGTATCTTCGGGTATTTTTCCACCAGCCCGCAATATTTCAAGGGCTTCTTTGGCAGAAATCACAGGTTCATTTTGTTTAATAATACCGTGAAGGTCATTAGTACCCAATCTCTGGGCTATAATAATCATAATAGGTGGTAAACCGTTCTTTCGAAATTCAAGGGAAGTCTTAGCGACTCCCATTATCCATTCTTTAAGATTTTCGGTCACGGTTTTAGAACGAGCTTCTTTTGGGCTTTTAAGCGGATCGTCTATGATAAATAAACCAGCACCAAAACCAATAATAGAACCAGCTTGACCAACCGCAAGGACACGGCCGGTATAAGGGTGTTTAAGATTAAATTTATTATTCGCCCGGGAATCGTCAGCAAGTTCGACATTGTACGGTGAAAGGTGTCCATATTCTTTAAGAATATTCTTTACATCTTTACCAAAGTTAGAAGCGAGTAATTGGGTATAAGAAGAAATAATAACATCATCGTTAGGATAATGAGCAAGAAAATATGAAACAAAGTTCTTTGAAATAAGGGTCGTCTTTCCGTGCCTTCGGGGTTCACTAATTAATAGCTTACTAACCTTACCTGCTAATGCGTATTGCAAAAATTCAATAATAACGACATCAAAGTCTCGAGGGAACCATTTTCCATCGTTGATATAGATAGACCACCTAGCCAACCCGAGTTGACCATGGTTGGTTTTGGTAGCCATTGAAAATCACATCAAAAATAGTAAAATTTAGCTCGTTATAGAACAATATACCGAAGTAAAATTATTCAGGCCGTTTCTTGCTATCTATAAGTTTTTTAGCAAACTCCAATTCTTGTTCCATGAAATCAGGGTCAGTGATATCAAGTTTTACGTTTTGGGAACTCTCAAGTTGTATTTTACTTATGTTTTCACCACGAAGGGTTTGTAAAACATCAAGCCCGATCCGAACGGATTCTTGGGTATTACGAATGTCGAAACCTGTTGTCTTCCCGCCGTTATCAAGTATTTTATGGATATTTTCAAAATGTTTCTTAGCTGCAAGAATACCGCTTAAAACTGTTTCTTCTATAAGTAGCTCGCTTTCTATAATGTTCCGAGCTTCGAGAGCTGACTTTTCTTCATCGATTTTATTTTCCACTTTTTGTTGATATTCCGAGCGCTTGGTGTTCCAGTCGTGTCGATGAATTTGGGAATAAATAGCATCAGTTGAAATATTATATTCCTTGGATAATTCTTTTACAGTCGGAAAATGGTTTGTTCCATCTTCCATCATTACACCACGTGTAAATTTGCGCTTAATAGTTTCCCAAGGAGTTTTTGTCATTAAAATCACTATAAAAAAAGTGGAAGGCGGAAAAAAGAGTATTCGGGGAGCTATGCCTTCCAGGAACTGATGATAAAATAAGATTAAAAAATAAAACCACAAACACCCAAACCAACTGAAATAATAATAGCAACACAGGAAATATAGAGTGCGTAATTTCTTTGACTTACATCTTGATTTCGGTCTTTAGTCTTTAAGATTGTCTTAATCTCTGTTATATCATTACCCATATTGTCTATCTTTTCAGCGAGTGTAGTGTCTTTTTCTTTTAAGGATTCAATATCATTAACCATTTGTTTAGTCCGTAACCCATTTGTAGCTTTCTTGACCGTGAGTTGTTTTTCTATCCTGTTAACGGTCTTTTTTATGTCTTCGAGTTCTTTTTCCGTTTTCTCGAATTTTTTTTCGTGGTCGTCGATGAGTTTTTCTTCGTGAGGCATTTAATAATCCTCCTCATCGACACGTGGTTTTAGGATTCCTATCCCGAAAGCGTGAGTAGAACCACAAACATGACATTTAAAGTTTTCTTTAGATGTAAAAGAATATGAATAACATTTAGCGCAAATCAAATCGAGAAGAATATTATTCTTGGATTTTGGTCTAATAGGTTCGTCAATCCAGTCATTGACATAGTATTCTTGCCAGTCCATTGATTTCGCCATCGTTTCATTGTTTATTGTAAAAATAGTTGATTTCTCTTTGTAAGGATATACGACCCCGAAAATTGGCGGGCCCGAAAGGACTAAACCGCAACTTCGACACACGATTTCCGCTCTTTCGTCGTCTTTGTGTAGATTCGTACTATTACACTCAACACAACGTTGAATATTAGAATTAGTTGTGGTGTTCGCTGAAAAATTAAAAGGTTTCTTATTATACTGGGTAGACGGGAAATTTGAAAAAGTCCGGTTCCATTCATTTTTTATTATTCGAGCTTCAGCGTTCACAGACTTATTTCGGTGGGGGCCTATCTTTGTTGTTCCAACGATTTTTGAGTCGATTATAATTTTAAATTTTTTATAATATTTCGCCTTATATCGTCTTTTAGACTCTAAATGAGCTTCTCTGCGGTGTTCATTACAACAGTACTCTTCGTTGCCGTGTTTGGGTGTGAAGTTTTTATTGCACCACCGACATTTTTTCATTATAACCGCTCCTCTAACCGTTTCTCTGTTATTTTCACGTATTCTTCGTTAATTTCAAAACCAATGTAATTCCGACCAGTATTTTTACAAGCAACTGCGGTTGTTCCTGAACCAATGAACGGGTCTAACACAATATCCCCTACATTGGAAGATTTTTCGACCATTTGCTCAACAAGCTCAACCGGCTTCTGATTTTGGTGTAGTTGATTTTTTCCAGCAACCCGAGCGAACGACCAAATATCTGATAAACGCTTCCCGTTGAATATTCTACGTCCTTTATTCGCATAAATTATAATTTCGTAAGATTTGCCGTATTGAGCTTTTAAATCGCCAGCCGTCCAATTTCCTTTTGACCAAATGATGAGATTTTTGACCTTAAAATATTCTTCAACCAGTGGTTTGAAGAAATCAATAGTATCCGGGCTGCAAAACATATACATAGCAGTATTTGGTTTTAAAACACGATACAACTCAGGAATAATATCTATAATTAATTGTTGGTCACTATCGCCTGCAATAGGGGTACAGAAATCATGGTTCTTATTCTTTCTGTGGTTTGTAGAATAATTAATAAGATACGGGGCGTCCATACAGATTAAATCGATTAATTCGTCTGGAATAAGTTTAAGACCATCGAGGCAATCCATATTATAGATAGTATTAATTTCTATCACTCTAACGCCTCCAATTCTTCACTTATTAAATAATGAACAAGTGAAGCCGTGTATGGGTCTTCAAAAATTCCAAGACTTTTTATTTTGCCTTTCCATCTTATTCCAGAACGCCAACATTTTTTTTCAGGATTTTTATTTTTATTTAATTGGGCTGTAAAACCAAAAAGTCCCCTACCTTCTCCTGCTTCTCTGCGGTTCCTTAATTTAACCCTATTATTTGTTAAAACATTACATATTGCTTGATTTGAACAATTAAATGTTTTACCTATTTGAATAGTACTCAAACCATCATTTACATAATAATTAACAATTTTATCGTGATTTAATCCTAATCTTTGTCTTTTAGTTTCACTCATCTTTTGTCGGCTTTCTTCACTGTGTTTCCCGTTAGAACCACCCTCTTTTATATTATACCCCCACTGGTCAACCATAGATTCATATCGAGCGATATGAAGCCGTTCCAACATATTTAAGGTTTCTTGGTCATCGGCAGTATCAATCACGTTGAAAGTAAAATTAGATTCGCCGTATTTCTGAATAGCCCTATCCACAACAGAATATTTTTGTGGCCATTTTATGTGTTCATTCCAACGTATTTCCGGTCTATTTCGTGTTGTTTGCCCTATATAGTGCTTCTGATTTGTGTTATTACGGATAGAATAAATATAACCGTAAATATCACCATTTATCGTTGTATTTGTACCTAAATAACTAATTTAAATCCCCTACCTTCTTTTTCGTTAAATATTCAATACCTTCAATAGATACTGTAACGAAAACAAAAAATATTTATAATATAAAAAAGAAAATGTTAATGTGTTGGTAATAAATAGAGAAAAAAAATAAAAAAATTACTCCTCTTTTTGAAACAATTCAGGGTTCTCAACGATATTTCCAATGATTTTAAACGCTGTATCGATTCGATCAACTAACGCATAAGCATCTTCTGGTTCTATTAAGAAAGAACTATTTTCAAAGATTATTTTACCTTTTTTACTAAATCCAACGCCGTATCGAACAACGTCTCCCACATACGCTTCATTATTATCGACATCTACAACGCCAGTAGAAGGCATCCTTCCTTCGGACTCATTTACGTAGACCATTTCTTCATTCTCTTCGTTGTAATATCTATACTTAAAATTATTCATACTTATCAAGCTCCTAAATTAATTAATGGGGATTTTTCGTGCCCCTATTCCTTGAAATAATAAATGCAGGGTTTAAAGAAGTGGTGTAAAAGTTACAAACTTTCACCGTTTACCCTACCCTAATTGTACTTTTATAACATACTTTTACAATAAAAAACAAACTAAATTTGCCCTAAATACTTATCCCTTATTTCATCGAACTGCTCCTGGGTAATTGCACCTATATCCAGAAGTTCTTTCGCTTTCTTGATTTCGTCCATCGGTGTTGAAGTAGTTTCTGTTTTTAGTGTTGAAGTGTCAGACTGTATCTTTTCTTTAACATTATGAACAAACGCTTCAGCCGCCTCTGGAATAATACCGGGAATTTTATACTTTCCACCACGATATTTTATTTTAACAGTCGCTGAAAAGATTCCTTTGTCTAAATTAATATTTGTAATATCTGAATATCTGATTTCCTCAAACCCTTTGTCCCTACCGGTTATATTACTCTTTTTTTCGACTCTTATACCAGTGTCGCTTACAATAAACGTTTCTTCAACGTCTCCAATCTTCCCGATACTTTCACCGGTATAAACAGGTTTTGAAGCTTCCCTTTCTAGTTCCTTTTTCTTTTTATCTTCTTCTTTTTTTAATTTTGCAGATTCGGACTTCTTTTTGGCTTGAGCTAATTTGTTTCCTTTTCTAAGACCAAATTTTTCAAGCTTTTTACCGCATTCGGGGCAATGCTCCCCTTCATTCCCAAAACCATCCCACCAACATCCTTCATTCGGACATTTATATAAACTAAACATTCTATCACATCCAATTCTCTCTATCTAATACTATTTCCTTTAACCGTGGAAGATATTCACGGCAAACTTCCAACTGAACTTTTTGGGATATTCCAGAGCCCGGCATTGGCGGTACACTCTTCTGTTTTCTCCCATCAACCCATGCCATTTCCCAGAATAAATCTCTGACTTGTTCTACTGCTTCATCAGTTAATTGCCGGGTATTCATAAAATCATACCCAATATAACCATACTTCCAACCTAATTCCTTTATCCAAACCATTTTATTTACGTATCTGTCCATTATTTCTTCTAATCTATCTGTCATATCTTATCTCTCCTTGAAATAATGGCGGTTTAAGTTATCGCCTTCTTTAAATCCCTAAATCTCCATTTCGCACGATTAAATGCAATATCAAAGTCGTTTACTTTCTCTTTTTCTTCATTTACATATTTTTCAAACTCTGGATTTACCATATATTTGTCGTTGTCTAATCTAATTACAAATTCTTCAGCGACCATTGAATCTAAAACCAAATCAATCATTTCCTGTGTACTTTTCATATTATCACTTCTCCAGTCTTAACTGACGATTTTGAAATCTTTTTCAGTTGGAAGACCCGCAATTTTTGTTTTAGCGAATATTAGACTGCTTATTTCTCCATCACGGTTGTAAGATAGATGTGTTACGCCCTTTATGTGGGGTTTTAATCCTTTTTCGATACATTCACCTAATATTAAAATATGTGCTATATACGGCGAATAAGAAGCACATCCAGAACCTTTAACATCTTCTTTTAGATATTTATAAACTTCTATGTGCTCTTCTTCCAT